TCTGCAGAGCCAAACCCTGCAGCAGACAAGTCCAGTGCTGCCTGTGTAGCCCTATCGAAAATGCCGCCAGTTTTGCCAGCGCTAGTGCCCACACTCTTGAAGGTAAGAATGAGCCCCTGCACGCTCTGAATGCTCTCATCTGATACGCCAGTGAGCGCAGCAAGGTTGCTCGCGTAATCCTGCAGGCGGGCTACACCTGTTGCAGTCTGGCTGCCAAACGTTTCAGTAGTTTCCGCAATCTGTGTAAGCTTACGGCTCGCAATGTCAGCTTCGTCAGCCATTTTAAACAGGGCAGTGCCAGCGGCAACAGCACCCGCAGCAGCGGCAGCACCAAGAAGCATACCGAATATTCCATATCCACCACCTAAATCATCGAATAACTGTCCAAGTCGTTCTATATTCAAACTAATAGCAGTAACCATCTCAACAAGTTTATCTTTTACTGCAACAATGCTTCCAATAAAGTTGGACCATCTCTTTGAAAGACTTTGTTCGCCTTCATTTAGAAATAAATCTTTAAAAGTTTTGACAATATTGCCGAATGTGTCAGACAAACCACTAAAATCTACGTTTGTAAATAATTCACTAATTAGCCAACCTATACCAGCCATGGCAATTAGTCCTATCAGTCCAGCACCAGAAAATACTTTTCCTAATCCTCCAAGTATTCCTCCAACACCACTAGCTATTCCTCCAAAAACGGATGCTATTCCAGAAAATAAAGAACCACCCAAACTCATTAGTCCACCACCAAGCGATCCCAATCCTCCCAGTAAACCTCCTCCAGAAGAACCACTATCTTCTTTGGCTTCTTTGGGCGCAATTTTTGTATCCGTACCCTTAAGCATATTTGTTGATACGGATTTTGATGGTTTGCCTCCCCAAATTGTTACCATCTTCTGCATATTCAAACGCATCAAATTCATATCTTTAGCCATGCCAGGAATATACTTAGAAGAAGATATATCACCGGTCCTTTCGACCTTTGAGTCTTTATTTTTATTTGAAGAACCCGCACGATAAGGTTTACCAAACATACGTTCAGTTATGGCACCAGTAATTCCAGACTTAGGCAAATAATTCCTAAAGTCTGATTTCTCTTTTGCTCTTTCACCTGCACCCGTGAGGAAAGCAGCCATCAAGCCCTTATCTTTTTTAAGTTCTTGACGGAATATTTCTGCTAGTCTGGATTCTTTTGCCATGTCTTACCTTTTATTTGCTAGTTTTTGTTGTTCTACTCTTTGTCGCTCTTCTTCTAAGTGATTAACAAGCAACGTTATATAAATCTCTCTTTCCCAAGGTATCATATTTTCAAGTTCAGTTAGACTATACTTGTGGTGCTGCATTAGCGCAAAGTTAGTCTTAAAGTAATTACCTAGAGTATCATGACAAAACATTATCCGAAAAAATCTTGGGTTCCCTCCAATGTAATTGTCTCATGATAATTACATTTTTTGCAAGTATAATCTACGTCTTTTTTAATCTTTGGCATCGTATCAAAAAACACACGAAGCTTTTCTAAATCTTTTTGCTGAATGTTATCAATGAATTCTTCAAGTTCTTTCTCGGTCACATCTTTAATGTAATACATGTTTTCTTTATCATAGATGTAATCGATACACTTGTAGATCATGCTCATGATTGCTTCACTCTCAGACTTACCTACCATACTTTTCATCATTTCAAATGTTGGATACTTCATCATTAGTCCAACACTATCTGTTAACTGAATCTTCTTGGTATGCTCAGGAAAGAACGTTGGAGTTATCTCTAACACATTAATCACAATTTCATTAATTGTATCACACTTTCTGCTTTCTCCGTCTGCACTCTCAATAGCATTATTACACTTGTATTTCCAATTCACAACTTCAGATACCGATCTGGCACGAAGATTCATGAATAGGAACTCAATATCAAATACGGGCAATTCATCCACATCGATATCACTTAACACACAGTTCTTTAATACTTGCCTAATAACTTTCACTGTTTCTTGTGGATCAGTATTCTCGGTATTCATCAGAAACAATTTCTGCTCTTTTACTAAGAATGGTCTAAAAGTCACTTTCTCTTTTGTTGAAGGCAATTCAACAGAATAAACAGGCACGTCAATTTTTGGTAACATAGTTTCTCCAGTATATTAAAAAATTCTCTTTAGTGTAGCACCCAATTGATCAACTTGTGATCCCAATACTTTACTGATAGGAACACCGGCAATTGCACCACCAAACAATGCACCTGCTGCTGCACCAATATCGTAAGCCCCATCGTATATAGTTTTGAATCTCTGATAAGTAAATTGCACAGATAGTCTATGAAAACTATCTTCAGACCAACTCAGTGGCTGTGCTGAGATTGATATTGGAAAAGCATCGACTAACTCTATAGCATAAATCTGTTTGATAAAATCATCGTATTGAATGATCTTAATGTTTGTCATGTAACCTTCACCCATACCACCATTACCTTTTGCGAAACGGACGTTGTTTGTATCAGTAGGAACGATTGCTTCTAGCCAACGATCAAATAACTTTCTTTCATAGAAATCGTTTGTGCAAATGAAATTCAATGTGGTTTCTGTATACTGTGCCAGAAATGGAACTTTAAATGTTGGACCATAAATCGAAACGTCTGCTGTTTGGAGTGATTTGCCTGGTAATTCCGCACTCTCGCATTGCAAGGCTAGATATCTTGTTATATCAGCATTAGCACCAGCACCGCCAGTCATATTAGCAGCAAACAAAGTGTTTGGTAAATTCAATAGTTTTTCTAGGATACCACTTTCAACAAATTGGTTGATATAAGATGGTATTGGCAAAATGACTTGGAAACGACTTGGCTTTGCAAGTCCTTCTTTTGCTTTTATGTTTGATAAAAATAGTGATGGTAAAAATGACATTAGAATTTTTTCCTTGAATCCGACCAAACTTTTCCGGCCGAAGCTTTTTCGAATCTTTCAACGGGAAGCATTACTGCAATATCCCATTCATTAGCTTGAATCTCTAAAAATCTAGATTGCACATGATTTGCTAGATATCTTTTAATGCATGGGGTTGCTTGATATGCTTTTGATGCACTGCTTAGCAATCCATAACTTAATCTCAGTTTGGTTGTAGCATCATAATTTTTATTGGTAGCATAATCACTTAACTTGTCCAAAAGTAAGATTCGTTGCTTTGGGTGAATGTAGTGCAAGTTCAACCCTAGAAAACCGTCTCGGTATTGTTCTATTGGTATAACCAAAGGAAACCTATCGTAATATGGCAACGAATCTTTTGTTTTTGGATCATAAAAAAAGAAAAACATACTTCCAATAAATTGCGTTTTCTGCAATCTTTCCTTGTCACGCATCAGGGTTTGTGGTGTTGGACTGAGTTCGGCAATCTTTGCACGTAACCAGTTCCGGGAATTAGCAGCACCCGTTTTATACCCAGATTTAGCAAGTTCTTGACTTATTCGGTTAATTAAGTAGGCCATGGTATATTTATTCGCATCTTTACCCTAATCTAGGAAAAATGTTATATAAGTAGCAGTGTGCTGTTTCATTTGATTCCTAGTTCCTTCTCTGTGATGATCTTGAATTCCCAACCATGTTCATGGCAGAATTCATCAGCAGCTTTCCACTTAGACTGATTTACCACATAAGTTATAGATTCCGACAGGTACCTCTGAGTCCTGCGTTTCTGAGATGGTTTTTGTGTTTGAGACTGTGGTTTAACCTCAATTACATAAGTCATCACTTTACCATCTTTTTTCTTTACCTTGATAACAAAATCTGGAAAATATCTGTGCATTCTCTTGTCAACAGGTGAATAGTATGGAATGACAAGTTCTTCGGATGCCCACCAGATGATATTTTCTTGCTCATCAAAATACTTCATACACCTAAGTTCCCACGAAGACCTGTAGATAATGTTTTTTGCATTACCTTTGTATTTCTGTGGATTCTTTGGTGTGAATCTGCCTTTGTAAGAATTCTTTCCGTAGGTCATATAAATATTTAAAATTGATCATAAATATATAGTCAACTAGGAAATCTTAATGGCTCTTTTCTCCCTAACAGATATAAAATACAAATCCGAACAAAGGCAGGTTAATAATTTGGATTTGATTGGTAATACTAATTATAGTTATGGTCTCCATCGTTTTCCTGAGGATTTAGGTAGTGTCGATAAAGGACATTACATGATCTTCCACATAAGCGTAAGTAATTTAACCAATGAAGCATATAAATGCTCTGGACTAGTAAAGAAGTCCTCTTCAAAAGGCACAACTATAAACGATATTGTCCAAAAAGCAGGTGAGGGATATAAAGGAGCAAATAAATTTATTACGGAAAATTATGGCGTGAATGTTGCAAAACCTGTTATAGATGCATTTGGTGCCGTTAGTAATTTTTTAAATACTAAAGCGCCTGCTGCCAGCGCACTGGCAAAAGCAACCGTTGAAACTGCTACGGGTGCGTTTGATACATTTAAAGGTTTAGGTACTGGCGGTGAGCTTGATAGATTCAATATGACGAGAAAAACAACGCAGATTAGAGATACTATAGCGTTATATATGCCCAATACGTTAGCATTCACTCAAAGTCAAAGCTTTTCAAATGTGTCAAGAAATGATATGCTCACAAACTTGGATGTTGCCAAAAGTTTAATTCAACAAGCTGGCACTAACGAAGCTATGGGATCAGCGTTAGCGGGTTGGGTAGCAGGAAGATTTGGAAAAGATGCTGGTTCATTTTCTAATAGTCCCGGCACTCTTCAGCTTGCTTTAGCGGGCACATTTGGTATTGAGAATCCAAGAATTGAAATCCTATACACTAAACCAGAATTTAGACAGTTGCGTTACGATTTTATGTTTTATCCAAGAAGTTCCTCTGAAGCAAAGATTGTTCAGAACATTATTCGATTATTTAAATATCATCAGTCTCCTGAAATAAAAAGAGGAACACAAGGTCAGTTTCTTGTTCCGCCATCAGAATTTGATATCGAATTTTTTTATAATGGCAGAGTAAACATGAACGTACCAAAAGTGAAATCATGTGTATTGTCATCTGTTGATGTTGATTATGCACCAAATGGTTTTAGAGCATACGAATCTTTTGATAAAAGCAAACCAAATTTTCTTGATCCTTCACTAGGTGGAACTGGTATGCCTGTTGCTATAAGAATGTCTTTATCATTCCAAGAAACTGAATACTTTTCAAAAGATGATTATAGGAATGAAGATAATGTCTAATTACTTCGATCATTTTCCAAAAACAGTTTATAATCTAGGTGATCAAAATAGTCTAGATAGCATTGCAAATCTGACTGTAAATTATAGTTTCATCGGCGATCTATTAAACAACACATCTGCATATTACGAATACAGTATCTCAGATGGAGATACTCCTGAAATTGTATCTCACAAAATTTATGGCACACCTTATTATCACTGGATAATTCTAAAGATCAATAATATAATTGATGTGAATAATGATTGGCCAATGGATTCAAAAACATTTGACACATTCATCAATCAGAAATATAATAGTATGGCAGAAGCAATGGGTAATACCCACTCATACAATAAGATTGAAACTACAATTTTATTGGCAAACAATGAGCAGATATCACAACAAATTACCGAAATTGACAGCACTGTATACACAGCATTGAGTCCATCAACGACAAATTATGCTTTGAAAGATGGCACTTTAATTCAAGTTGTGATAACAAAAAATACCAAATCAAACTATGAACATGAATTTGAGTTAAATGAATCCAAGAGAAATATAAAAATGTTGAGACAAGAGTTCATTAGTCCGATTGTTCAGGAATTCCATAGGATAATGGATAATGCTTAGTAACAATCTTGATTTTAATATAAACGAACTGACGATAACTGCTAGAAATGGTAAAAATGATATTACCAATATGTTTGCCGAAATTAATATTTATGATAGTATCTTCTCACCATGCATGACAGGAAAAATAATAATTGTTGATGCAAGTGGTTTGTTTAAAGGAATGCATTTAGATGGTTCAGAGGTTCTTACCGTTGATATGTCAAAACGTGATTGCACAGCAACAATCAAAAAGAATTTTAGAATATACAAGCAAACGGATAAAGTTGAAAAGGATAATGTAGAGCAATTTATTCTCCATTTCATTTCGAATGAATTTATTAAGTCTAAAAATTCAACTCTTTTTGCAACATATGAAGCATCTTATTCGGATATAGTTTTTAAAATAATGACCGATGTTTTGCAGGTACCAACGAGATCATTAAATTTTCAAAATTTTGAACCATCTTTAGGATTAAAAAAAGTTGTATATGCAAACAAAAAGCCAATCGATGCAATATTAGACTGTTCAAAGAAAGCAGTTAGTATAGGATTATCTCCAACTTTTATGTTTTTTGAGAATACTGATGGATATAATTTTATGTCATTAGACACTCTATCAAAAACAGAACCGATATATGATATAAATTTTGAGCCAAAGAATTTTGCTCAAACAAATAAAAATTCAACACTGGGCGCTAGGGCATTGGAAGTGGTAAGTCAATTTAATTTGGTTGACAATATTGATTATGGTTTGCAGGGTGCTACTCTTATTGGGGTAAATGTGTTACAACGATGTTTACATATTTCAACAGCAAGAGGTGATTATCTTACTGAGGGTCTTGGTAAAATACACACATATTCAAATCCAGCACTTGGAAGTAATCCAAACACTCGTTATGTGTGGTATCCTATGGGACCAAATGGCGGCGGTGCTTTTTCTCCGAGTGAATATGTCCAGATTAATGATCCTAAGTCATTAAATTTGAGCGATGATCCATCTCGATATATAATGCAGAGACCTTTACTTTTAAAGAGATATACCACAACTCGCACTAGTAATACCCTTTAAAAATTGCTGTAAGCATTCCTGTAATGCTGCTTTCAGTCTTGCAGGTAAACTCATAATCCAATCAATAATTGCACGTAATATTTTGACATACTCAATACTGATTGCTGCCCAATCATTAAACTCTTTTAACATTTTGCTTAAAGTTTTTAATTTTCCTGCTATCCATTGTGCTATCTCAATGTATCGCTGAGATATCGCATCAGGACTAAAACCAAGGGCTTTCTTTATGCGTTCAATAAGATCACGAATTGCTTGAACAAGTCTAGAATGTTTTAACTTTTCCCACAACACCGATCTTTTTAATTGTGTTGCAATGTCAAAAGAATGAATAACTGCAGCATTTGTCTGAGCAATCAATGTTCCTGTTAAATTACCCCGGCACCTTTTTGGTGAAGCAGTTGACG